AAGAATTTCCTCTCGTTACTAAAATCTAATATGTAAAGGAGTCATTATGACTGAAAAACATGAAGACCTCGACGATGTAGTAACAGACGAAATCGTTGAACAAACTCTCGAAGAGATGGACGGTAAAGCACCTGCTCCTAAAGAAGACCCCGACGCAACTTCTCCTGAAGATGCCGTTGCTTCTGTGGATAAAGTAGTAAAAGATGCTCCCGCTCAAATTAAGAAAGTCCACCCAAAAACAAAAGCGGGTATGATTAGTGCAATGACTGACAAAATGCTTAAAATGTCCAAAAAGGACATGGAAGAGATGTATGACAGTTACAGCGAATCAGTAGATATGGAAAATAGTGAAGTTGTTGTTGAAACAACTGTAGATACTTCTGCTGAGTTAGACGCACTAGTTGAGTCTGAAGCAACTCTTTCCGAAGAGTTTAAGCAAAAAACCGCAATACTTTTTGAGACTGCTCTAAAATCAAAACTTTCAGAAGAAGTTGATAGATTAGAAGACCAGTACAAAGCAGAATTAGCAGAAGAAATATCTTTAACTAAATCTGACCTTGTTGAAAAAGTGGATAACTACCTCAACTATGTAGTTGAAACTTGGATGGAAGACAACAAACTTGCAGTGCAGAATGGTCTGCGCACAGAGATTGCTGAAACTTTCATGGAGAAAATGAAAGACCTCTTCACAGAGTCTTACATTGATGTTCCAGAATCTAAAGTTGACCTAGTTGATGAACTTGCTGAGTCTGTAGATGAGTTGGAAACAAAACTCAACGAACAAACACAGAAAGTAATCGACACTACAGTAGAACTAGAAGGATACAAGAGAAACACAATTATACGTGAAGCATCTCGTGACCTTGCAGAGACACAAGTTGAAAAACTAAAATCGCTCGTTGAAGATGTTGATTTTGGAAGTGAAGAAAACTTCGCTGAAAAAGTAAACACAATCAAAGAGTCATACTTTAGTAAAACAATCAAAGAAGAAATACAAGAAGAAATTGCACAAGAAGCAGACCAAACGGTTGAAGTTTCTGATGTAATGGCATCTTATCTTTCTACAATTCGTAAAACAGCATTAAAATAAGGAAGTATCAAAATGCAACAATCATACGACACATTAATCGAAAAGTGGGCACCAGTCCTAAACGAAGGCGTGGCAATTAAAGACCATCACCGTCGTCAAGTTACTGCCGCTATTCTAGAAAACCAAGAGCGTGCTTTAAACGAAGAGCGTTCAGCAATGCACGGTTTCTTAACAGAAGCAGCACCTGCTAACTCAACTGGCAATGCTGCCAACTTTGACCCAGTATTAATCTCATTAGTACGACGCGCAATGCCTAACCTAATCGCATACGACGTATGTGGTGTTCAACCAATGAATGGTCCAACTGGTCTTATCTTTGCTATGAAAGCAAGATACGGTGCTGGTGGTGCTGTAACTACTTCTTCAAGAGAAGCACTCTTCAACGAAGCAGATACTAAATTCGGTGGTAAGCAAGACGGTACACATGACTCAGATAACGCATCTGGTTTCAATGGTATTGCTCCATCAGGCGACTCAGCAGACGCTATGCGTTTAACTGCTCTTGCTGCTGCTGGTATGACTACCGCAACTGCTGAAGCATTAGGTTCATCAGGTGGTGGTGAGTTTGAAGAAATGGGTTTCACCATTGAAAAGCAAACTGTTACTGCTAAGTCACGTGCATTAAAAGCAGAGTACTCTTTAGAACTCGCACAAGACCTTAAAGCAATCCACGGTCTAGACGCTGAAACAGAGTTAGCAAACATATTGTCAACTGAAATCCTTGCTGAAATTAACCGCGAAGTTATCAGAACAATTAACTCACAAGCGAAAACTGGTTGCTTACAAGCAGGTATAACCAAAAATGGTATATTTGACCTAGCAGCAGACGCTGATGGTCGTTGGAGTGCAGAGAAGTATAAAGGTCTCACAGTACAAATCGACAGAGAAGCAAACGTAATTGCTAAAGAAACTCGTCGTGGTAAAGGTAACGTAATCATCTGTTCATCCGATGTTGCTACTGCCCTCGCCGCTGCTGGAACTCTTGACTACTCACCTGCTATCGCATCTAACCTACAGGTAGATGACACAGGTAACACTTTTGCTGGTCTATTAAACGGACGTACAAAAGTATACATCGACCCATATGCACAAGCAGACTATGTAACAGTAGGTTACAAAGGTTCAAACCCATATGACTCAGGTGTGTTCTATTGTCCATACGTACCACTACAAATGGTTAAAGCAGTATCAGAAGCAACTTTTGCTCCGAAAATCGGTTTCAAGACTCGTTATGGTATGGCATCAAACCCATATGTAACTGGTTCTTCTGCTGGTTTAGGTACAGTTAAAACTAACCAGTACTACAGAATATTCAGAGTTGACAACGTCTTATCATAGGATAAAACTCTAATAAACTGTTAAAAGATTTATTCTTTTGGGGAGACTTCGGTCTCCCTTTTTTTTGTTTAAAAAAAAGTGAAAAAAAGTGAAATTAGTACTTGACTTTTTAGTTTGCATAAGGTATAGTGATAATATAAGTTAATAAATGAAAGGAAACCTTATGAAAAACGAAACTTACGAATATGTAGAAGAACCTACTCTTGAAGAACAGATTGAAGCATCAGTCAAAGAAGGAATAACGTTAGGACTTTTTAAAGACCTTTCCGATGACCCAACTTTCTTAAAGTTCAAGGCAACAGTTGATGAAATAGAAAATGCCTCTAGAGACGAACGCATTGCAGACATCGAGGATTCTTATGAAGAGTTCTTGTCGGAGTCTGAGTCTTCATACGAAGATGAAGCAATGCTTGCCAGTCTTCTTTTTGCAGGAGGTGCATAATGGCATTGGTATTAGGTTATATTAAAGAGGAAGAGTTTGTACAAGAATGTTTTAATACTTCTTTCGAACTCGAGCGCAGATATAAAGAACTCGTGGAGAAATTTGATGGGTTTGATTTTGAGTTTCTAAAGGAATATGGAACTAGTAGTTACAACTCAAAAGTTATAAAAGATTTGACAACAGAAATACAAAACAGAAAGGAAAATGTATAATGAAAATGTATGAAATAAAATTAAAGTTGAACACAAGAAAAGAAAATTGGAAACGATTTGAAACAGCAAGGGAAGCAGTTAAGTATATCCTTGCAGAAAGACATGCCGAAGGGTTCACAGTTGATGGTCGTACTTATGAAGATAAGTTCGAAGAGATTGAGTGGATTGGAAAAGGAAGAGTGGTGAATGTCTAAGATAGAAATTAATAAAACATACCGTATCTCTGTACCTCATAACGGATTCGAAGAAGTCGATGAGTATTATAATGGCGAAGAAGGGAAAGTATACCTAGTCACAACCGCATATAAAAGTGCTGAAATACATGTTACTCCAGAAACTCAAACAGAACTAGACTTATTAAATCGCTATATAGATAAAGATAGTAGAGGTACTATATTATTTGAGAGAGAGTTTGGGAATATTGAGTTTCTAAGCGCAGATGATGCTTACTCTATGGTTATAAAAGACCGTCAATCTGGTGAAGAACTAGATGAAAGCATGGAGAAACTGTACTTTGATGACCTATGGGAATTGGTAGATTATGAGCAATATTGTAGTTTACCTATTACGTTAACAGAAGTAGCGGAGTAAATAATGTTTGAGTTTTTTTTAGGATTAATGATTGGTGGTTTTGGAACCATACTGTTTGTCTTTATGACAAGTGTCGATATTGATTGTGGCGGGTATACTGCTATGACACCTGAAGAAGAAGATGAAGAGAGAGAAATGTATCTCAGAGGTGAAGATTAGTGGGAACTAAGGCAGGAAAGATTTGGGGAAACACAGAACTGATACACGCGAATGGTGTATTAGAGTTTCATCGTATCGAATTTAAAAAGGGATATAAGTGTTCCGAACATTTACATAAACATAAATGGAATGGTTTCTTTGTTGAAAGGGGTACTATGATTGTTCGTGTATGGCAAGACGGAGAACAGGATGGTCTTGTTGATGAAACAATACTAACCGCAGGAGATTTCTGTCAAGTAAAACCAGGAAAGATACATCAGTTCGAAGGTGTTCAAGATGGCGTTGCGTTTGAACTCTACTGGGCAGAGTTTGCTCACGATGACATTGAAAGACGTACTATAGGAACTTCTATTTAAAGTAGTTCGAATTCAGAATAGTCAAACTCTGCAGAAAAAGATGTATAACCTCCTTCTCCGCTTGAAGAAAAACTTATAGCACCTAATGATGTCGGTATACAATCATGATACTTAATTAGTTTATTAGTATTGTTATGACTTGATAAGATAGATAATGTTATATCTGAATAAGTTGGAATAGCAGTCCTTCTTTTTTCAGCAGTTTCAAATTGTGAATTTACGAGACGTTGTAACCAATCAAACATTTCTTTATATGATTCCATATTTTCATCAAGGAGAATAGTGAACGAAACAGTTGAAAACTCCATCTTAGTTCCAGGAACAGGTATCTTACCTCTCGGAAAATCCATATCCTGATTTGTTACTGATGCTGATGGGTGTTCTACAGACTGACAAAAGAACTCTAAATTAGGATACCTTTTTCTATCAATACTTATCCTAAACCCTGTTGGTTGTAAGTAGTTAATATTCGTTGTAAGACTAGCATCTTTTATTTGAGTTTTAAGTGTCGCTGCATTCTGTGGCATTTTAATTCCTATATCTGTACTTCTATTTATATATAATAAAGATACTAAAATAAATAATACTTGACTTTTTACGCAAAATAATATATAATAAAGGTTATATCAGAAAGGTATATTAATGATAAATTTAGAATCCATATTAGCAGAGTGGAAAGAGGACTCAATTATACATCAACATCAACTTGATAAAACAAGTATGGACACTCCTAAGATGCATGCCAAGTATCTTGAATACCTATCTCTAACCAAACTACGATTAAAGAAAGCAGAGTTTTCTCAGAAGTCTCTGCTAAAAGATAAGTGGTTATGGTACAACGGGAAGATGGACGAAGAGACTATGAAGTCAAAGAACTGGTCACCCGACCCATTTAATGGTTTGAAAGTATTGAAGGGTGACCTAGAGAAGTACTACTACGATGCTGACAAAGAAATACAGGACAGTGAGATACGCATTCAGTATCTAAAAACAACTGTAGAAACTTTAGAAAGTATTATGAATAATCTTAATTGGAGACATACTACCATAGGTAATATTATTCGATGGAGACAACTTGAGGCAGGTGCGTAATGAGTTTAGATGCGATTGAACCCGGAGCAACTGAAAATGATAAAGCAAAAGCATTCGCGGAAGAAAGAGTTAATTTTCTTATAGATAATAACTACGTTGATAAAAATAGACGTGAAGAAATATTTGAAACATTAAGATATAAGTTTATAGAAGAAAATGCCAGAGACAGAGAATACACTGCCAAATACAATAACGGTGGGACTCAAAAATCATAGCATGATGTTGGTTGATGCGGAAGCGCATCAGATACCAGAACTACGCGAATACTTTTCTTTCTTTGTACCTAACTATAGATATGTACCTGCCTACAAGAACAAAAAGTGGGATGGCAAAATCAAGTTATTCAATCAGGTCACGCGCGAACTCAATGTGGGTTTGTATGAACACTT